GATATATACCTCAAGGTTGTATGTCTTTGTTCCCGCGTCGTATGTCGCTCCCGTATAAACGAGATGCATCAACGGGAACTCTTCGAACTTAGAGAGGTCTACGTCATCGGGAGAGCCAAAGGAGAAGCTCTTGATGAAGAAGTGATTCTCTGCGAAGATTTCGAATCTCTCGACTATGTTATTGAACGTGATCATGTGCAGCGCGGTCTTTTAAATATGCGAGGTGTTGGAAAACAACTTGAACGGGAAGCGACGTAATCGAGTCCATCTTGAGGACGTTTTCCCCTGCGAGGGTATAGAGGATGTGATACCATCCCCACTTTTCGCCAACCGGGTCGCTTCCTCCGCCACCCGAAGTAAAGAGGACTGAATAGAATGCAGCAGTTCGTTTCTGGTAGTCCAAAAAAAAAGCAGCGTACCCGATACCAAGTCTGCCGGCATCTCTTCAAACGTAGACGCGTCTTCTTTAGCTGTGTACTTCTTTATCTCGTAGCTCTCTCCAAGCTCATATGTCACCTCACGGTAGAGGATCGCCATGACTTTGTGAGCGTTCTTCCAGAAGTCTTCGAGGTAGGTCTCAAGGTCTATCCATTCCCCCGCAGTAAATGCGTCCCAATCGGGGATAAAGCCCAATCGCTTACCGTCTATTTCAAGGACTTTCTCGAATCGTGCAGTCTCTTGGTTGAGTAGGTTGTCGATATGCTCTCCTGCGGCCTCCAAGAGCTTCTGAGGCATCTTCCGCAGTTGTGCAACGGATTTACCGGAGCAAGCGGATACCCGTTCGAGGGGATTCTCTGAGATCATCATCACTTGGAGTTCACCGAGTGAGAGATCCGACCATCTATGAGGGAGCTTGAGTTCCATGTCTTATTAACTTGTTTTGATTGATTTCCTTATCCAATAGCATACGAGCCGAAGTTGGGGTTCGTTTGATTCCATGTGATCCCGTACCTCATCGCGTCTATTGCGTGGTTGAAAGAGTCGACGGGTTCATTTAGTTGCTTGCCGTTCTTGTCTTCTTTCCACTTGTAGTTGCGTAGCTCTCTGATGAGGTTGACACTCCGAGAAGTGACCGCAAGCGGGCGAGAGTGTAGGAATGAGATTCCGCTTCTAATCGAGTCGCGTCCTTTCCTTGCTCCGTGAGTATTGAATCCGTGACCATGTATCTCGTCGATGCTCTTTGGTTCAGCGCTGTCACAGATGACAACATCCGATCGATGGACTCCGTTATCTCGGAGCATTTTCGCAATATCTGAATTAGTAAGTCTTGTCGCGTAGCAGATTTCGTCAACCGCGAATCCGTGTCCGTCGGTGTAGATTCTGACAACTGCTGTTGGGTCGTTGGTGTAGCCGAAGTCAAGCCCGATGTTGAGGAGTTTGTATTCATTCGGTATTTGGTCTATTTCTTTCCAATGGGTGAAGATTGTCGCTTGTGATGCCCCTCTTTCTCCGAGTCCGTAGACTCTCCAGAAGTTCTCGTCCACGTCTTTAAATCGTTCGATTTCCATGACCACACTTTGCGGAAGGAAGGGGTTGTCCTTGTACGTTGTTTGAAAGAAGTCCGCGTCTTCTCTTGGGATGACTTGCTCATATATCCAATGGTGTTCGTCTGAGGGGTTGAAATCGAGGATTGTTCGTTCTGTGGTTCTGAGCATAAGCTGCCTCCAGTCTTCAAGGCTAAGTTCGTTGGCTTCGTTTATGAAGAGTATCTCCCGCTTCCGTCCTCTAACCTTTTGCGGTTGGTCTACCGATATAAACTCTACGAGGTTGCCCCATAGTTGATACGTGCCTTCGCTCTTGTTGTGAAGCTCTACGTTGTACGCTCCTTCTTTGTTGAGTATCTCGAAAAAGTCCCGCATCGAGGTAGCACGAAGAGCGGGGTACGTCTTACGGCATATAGTAATGACCAGCCCGGTGTTCTTGTGGCAAAGCTCTATGAGTGCCGTGAGGATACTGAAAGTCTTTCCGCTACGACTTCCGCCTTGATGGACTTGGATTCTCGCCTTTGATTTCTTGACGTGGTAATATGTTGCCGCGAGTTTACTCAAAGCGAGTCGATGAATTGGTCATGGTTCTCAAATGCTACCCAACCGTCTCCCTTTCTGTACTTCTTCGCTTTGTAGAAATAACAAATCTCTCCAATTCGGAAGTGCCCGGGTGAGGGTTCAGACCACACGATCCCGCGTGAGTTTAACAACGCCCTGAATTTACGACGCTTTTTCGATGTGCTTTTTCTGTTCATTCGTCCAACCACGAGAGGGGCTTCTTCTCTTGTATCTCTATCTCTTGCCGTTCTATATACCCTCGCTTCTTGCCTTTGGTCTTCAGGAAGAAGATAGTCGCTGCCGGGTTACCTTCCTTCACGAGCTTATAGAGGTGGGATTCTGCAAAGTCGAGGACGCTGTCCGATATAGAGTCGACCGCTTTCTTATAGTCCGCATCAGCCTTCATCCAAGCGTAGTGAGTCGAACGGTCTATACCCGCCACCTTCGCAGCAGTTGAGACAATACCAAGCGACTTCTCTAGAGCTTCGAGCATCGCCTTTTTAAGTGTTGGATTTTGTTGGTTCATTGCTTGCTTGCTTTCTTACCCGTGAAGTCCTCCCATCGCTTTACAATCACATCGCAATACTTGGGGTCTAATTCCATCCCGTAGCATTTGCGGTTTGTTTTCTCTGCGGCTATTAGGGTAGAGCCTGACCCGAGGAAGGGGTCAAATATCTCTTTCAAATCAAATTCATTTATAAGATACACAAATAACTCAATCGGCTTTTGCGTTGGGTGAACTCTTGCTTGACCATGCTCGCTAGCTTTTATCATCCCATGCCATTGATGGGTGAACATTCGGGTGCGTCCGGTTTGATTTGTCCACGCAAGTTCTGCCGCGCTATAATTGTCACCTACGACTTCCTTGTTCCAAACAATCCAAGATTTCGCTTCGGGTAGGATGTCGCAATAATAATTTGCACCCCACCAACATTCAAAACTCCAATTGCTTTTTTGACACAATGCGAAAACGGATCTTGCCGCTTTAGTGTCTGAGTCACCTTCGATTTGTCCAAAGTTATTCGGCTTTGCCGCGCCTTTCTGCCCTTTACCTTTGTAGCTAATCCCATAGGGAGGGTCAGTAACAAGCGCATCCGCCTTCTCTCCGTTCATTAGCTTCTCCACGTCCTCCGCTTTCGTAGAGTCCCCACAAAGTAAACGATGCTCCCCCAAGATATAGAGGTCACCGAGTTTGGTCTTTGCTTCTTCCGGTACTTCGGGTACGTCGTCGGGGTCGGTGAGTCCTTCCGTCTCTTCGGGTTCTCCCGTCCAGACATCAAGACCCCACTCGTTCAATTCTGTTGCATCCCATTCATTTGCTAGAGCATCGAAGTCGTTCTCTCCTGAGCTTACGTTATCCTTGATGATGAACTCTCTGTCTTTAGTCTCTCCCCATGTTGCCATGTAGACGGGTGCTTCTTTCAGTCCTGCCGCTTTACACGCTTTGAACCTCATATTACCACCGATCACAACCATCTCCGGATTGACTACGATCGGACGGGCCTCGAGCATCTCCGGAAACTCCTCAATACTCTTCACGAGCTTTTGGAATTTCTCGTCTTTAATTATCCGAGGGTTCGTCGGATTCGCTCTCAGCGTCGAGAGTTTCATTAGCTTGGTTGAGGACGGCTTCAAGGAGGTATCTGAATTCTTCATTATGTACGGCCATTGTAAGTAAAAGCGTCGCGGGATCATCTCCGGCATGGAGACGCAGAACCTGCGAGTTGTCAGTTATTAGTAGGAAATTCTTTGCGTGTAGTAGTGCTTTGCGTGCTGCTCTCATTTCTCATAGTGTGTTATCCGTCCTTCTACATCTCTTGCGACGTTCTCTAGACGGTCTCGGTCGTACCAAGTTAGATTGTTTTCTCGCTTTACGAGGTGCTCTTCTCTGCCTCTTTTCATCATGAAGAACTCCTCCTTCTTCTCTTGCTTTAAGAACTCACGGATATTGTCCGCTATCTCTTTCCGTTCTGCTTGGGTGTAGCTCATTGCTCTTTGGTTGTGATATAATCAGCCCACATTTTAGCACATACCGCGCAGCGTTGTTTTTCGTTGGGAAAATCTCTGTTTCCGACTACGCTCGTCATGCATCGATTCATAAATTGATACTGATTCTCTTTTCCGTTGGGTTTACCTATTGGCATCGTTTACTAGTTTTTGAAGTTCCTCAAGCATCCTTCTATTACATGAAGAGCAGCTCGAAGGCTTTTGGTTTGTTCCGGTTGCTTTGGCGTATAGTTTCGCCAATTGGCCGTTCGTTCTGAATTGGTTTTCTGTTTTTAGAAATCTTTGGATCTCATCGATATCTTCGGCTGTGATTTCGGCCTCCCATTTACCAAGCTCGCACGAGGCTACTTTGAGCCGTGTCTTTGTCGGCATATGGCATCCACAGAGTTTTGAGTCTGTGAAGGCTTCCGTTAGCAATGGCCCGCATGACTTCGTTGATTGCACGAAGTGTTCGCAGCTCTTGCAGATAGCGAGGCGGTTATTCCTCTTTTGTCCGGTGACGAAGAACATCCTTCAGGATTTTTTTAGACTCGTGTATTGAGCGATAAAGAACTGACTCTCCAATCCCAGTCCGTCTAGATAAGTCAGCCATGTTCCACCCTTGCAGATATAGTCCGAAGACTGTTCTATCGAACCAACTGAGGCGGTCGAGGATAAGCTGCATCTGTTCTCGTTGGATGGCTTTCGTCCAATCGCTTTCTGTTTCTTTTTCTTCGGGGATAGCATCGATTATTTGATATATCGTTTTGAATTGTCCTCGTGTGGCTTCGTTGTACATAGCTTTGATAAAATACCCTAGAGGGTTTTCGTCTTCATCGCTTGGGAAGCGTTTGTCTATACATCGGAGATACGTGTGATGTACAAGGTCGCGCGGTTCAGCCGTCCATTTACGGGCGGTGAACAAGAGTTTTGAGTAGTTCCGTGTCAGGAACTCATCCCATGCCCCGCGACTCTTTAATTTCATCGACTTTTTCCTTATAGTATTGATACATTTCTTCTAACTCATGGACGGAGAACTTGCGCATCTGGTTGCTTGCTATCAGGATGGCTTCTGCTGTTCCTTTTC